TTAACTTGCATAGAACTGTGCTTGAGCGCTGTAGTAAAGTGCTGTTGTAAAACTTGAATCATTAGCTAAATACAAATTACCATTTTGGTTTAGGTACATTATAGCTCCGTTCGTTCTCCCGGTACTGTCTGCTAGTTGAATTAGTACATTTCTTTCGGGGCGATATCCGACTGGCAAAGTGGTTATTATTGTTAAACCTGTAACGGTGCCTGGATTAAGTGAGATTAAAACCAACCTAACTTCATTAAGACCATTTTTTGTGTATCTTATAGTGCCAGTCCAGCCATTTTGTAAAGTAGCGGTTTTCCACTCTTCCCAAGCTAACTTATTATTTAGCTCATTTACTGCCGACACCAAACTGGATTTATTTGATGTATTTAGTTGCGCTAAATCACCAATGGCCTTATCGTTATCGTCAATACCTTTATCCATCTTGTTAAGATTTTCGGCACTTATCGGCGTTGCCACATTAGGTTTATTCTGCCAATTTATTCTATTATACCTGTATGCCATCTTTCTTCTCTCCTTCCTCATAAGCTTTGCGTTCATTGGCAATAGCTATAGCATTCTGCGCCTGTACCTGGGGTACAAATTCGTTAAGTATCATTAAGAGTATCCCAGGAGGTAGCTGCGCTTTATTAATTGCTGCAGCAATATCTTCTTTGGCTTCCTGGATGCGCAGATTAATGCCTTTTTCCATCTATATTCCTCCTTTTTGAGTAAAAAATAAACAGCGTAATGCTGTCAAAGCTTGTTGTATTATGGTAAATCGTGGTATAATCTCCTTATCAGCTATGCTGAAACACATAGGAAAGGAGGGTATATATGCATAAATATGAGGTTAATCGCGGTCAAACATTAAACATCCTTACACCATTTAATATCAAATTCACAGACATAAAAACTGAAACCGTTGTTAAAAATGACAGCGTGATACTTAAGTCCGAATACCCGAATGGGCTTTATATTGAAATAACTCAATATAACGACAAAATCATTCTTTTAAGCAATCGAGAATTGATTGATAATGGCGATGGCACTTTTACTGCACCTGCGCAATAATACCATTATTGGTAACCGATAAACTGCTTTTTCCAATGCTGGAATAAAGCTTTTTATCATCAATCTTTAGTTTTATATCTTGCTGGCCTTGGACCTGTTTTTCAAGGTCAGCAATTCTTCTTTCTATAACCTGTATTCTTTTCTTAGATATAAACATATCCATACTCCTTTCTTTGCATAAAAAGAGCAGCCTGTTTTGGCTGCCCTGATATACTTATTTAATTGATATTATTCTGTCGGCTCTGTTACGCTTATATCGCACCGAAGTACTATAACCTGTCTGTCCGGAGATGTAATTGTGCATGTTACATACGCATCCCCCTTTCTTTGCATATAAAAAGAGCAGACCTTTTCGATCTGCTCTGTGAATAATTTTCTATTTTTATTCTTCTGGTTCCGTTACCGTTACATCACACCGGAGGACAATTACCTGATTTTCCGGTGTCGTAATCGTGCATGTTACATATGCTTCGCCTGGACCGACTGCAGTTACTTTGCCGTTACTAGAATTAACTTTTACAACGCTCCGATCTGAGCTTACCCAGCGATATTTAGATTTTGCTATTTTATTTTCTAAGTTTATATCAAATTTGTCGCCAACTTCTAAATCTAATTGTGTTTCGGTTAAAACAGGAGCGTTATCGTCATAACCAACAATAACAAGTGATTTTAAAGTCTCCACCGTGCCGTCAGGTAAAGTTATTTCACACGTTATAATCGCTTCGCCCTCGGAAACCGCCGTTACAAGACCGTTTTTTATATTAACTTTAGCAACCGATGGATTAGAACTTGTCCATTTGTATTTACTGCCAGAAACTTTATTGATTAGGTTAATATCATAACTCGTTAAAGTGTCGAGTGTTACTCTTATAGCAGTCAATGATGGAGTAGTAGGCTCGTCAATTTCTTCTATATCTTCCACATCTCTAGGCCGAACATTTACCTTTATTGTTCCGGTAACAGGCTCGTATCTATCATCTGCTGGAGTAAATACCCATTCTAAATCCCATAAGCCTAATCGTGTATTGTTGTAGTTAGGGTATGTGAACGTACCTTCGACCTCTGCTTCGTTTATAGTTATCCTGATTTGTGGGAGCTCTCCAATTATGTCACCGCCTTCTACCATATCAAAAATTTCTTTTTCTGTAGGAGCCATGACAAGCAGTCTATATTCTTCCCCGTTTTTATCTTTCTTTATCTCGATACCTCTTGCTCTAACCGGCATGTAATTAGTTATTAAGAGCGTCATTATTAAAGTTATCACGGAAACAAATTTAACCCTCTTTTTCACCTGTGCCACCTCCTGTTATTATAATACTATAGAATTTACCATAAATCAACAAAATATGCTTGTTTTAATCTAAATTTAAACTTCTCAACCACAAGAATATTAAAGGAATAAATTCGTCATAACGGAGGCTGTATTCATAATCAATAATTTCGCTCGTTGTGTCATATTCGTTTAATTCGTTTCCGTTCATATCTTTTAGTTTTTTAGAATATACAGGTGATTTTATCAGTCCTGCAAATTCCTTGTCTGATATTCCGCATTGATTCATAGCTTCTTCGATTCTTTGCGCTATAAATCCTACATGATATCTTCCTGATGTGCCTTCTATCATTTGATACATATAAGGCACTATAAGTTTTACAAACCTTAGAAACCTATCATCATTTGATAAAGGCTTGATATTTTTCTTTTTTCTTTCGTCAGAGGTTTGGATTGTGCCGTTAATGGCCCAAACAGAAGTCCATCTTCCCTCCGATGTCCCACATGAAGAGCCATACGGAGAATCAGCATCATTAAGAGGTCTGAAATTGTTATTTGATGAAACATAGACAGCATACCCCAATCGGCTTGCATTATAAGCTTCTTGACACGAATATGCATAGTTCGCATTTCCTGCATAATTAGCAGATGCTACGGTCTGATATGCGATATTTTCAGCGGTAATAGGCGTCCATCCGTTAATATACAGGCAATTTATATTACCGTTATATCCTTCTAATTGGATGTTTAACCCAACACCGAGTGACCCTGTTTGCATCGTATCAGCAATTACAGCGCCTGCGAATACACCGTCGGCAACAACACCCCCATCGGATATGGTAACGGTGCCATATGCACCAACACTAACTATTGTTGCTCCTGTTATTGTTCCGCCATTAATGGTGCTGCCATTTATAGTGCCAGAAAATTTGCCGTTTACCGCTTCGATTGTGCCGTCCTGCAGCACCTTAAAATTTCCGTTTACGGTAACAAGGCCTTCGAGACTTATATTATCCGCTTTAATCTTAATCGACGTTCCTTGGCTCGGATCCGCACCAAGCTCTACGGCTGCCACATTACCGCTGCTATCGACTTTAAGTACGATTTGTCCGGCAAGAACTGATATGCCGGAGTATAAGTCTTGGGCAATATCTTCTACCTCGACTAATACACCCTCGACATCCTTGCGGATACGGGTAACTTTCCCTTGTAATTGAATTATTTCTTCGTTTACGCCAAAATTCTGCTCTCTCTGTTCGGAGCCTTCTGCCTTTAACTCATCCCTTAATGCCTGTATGCCTGTAAATGTTCTCTGCAGTACATACCCAACTACAGGATCGCCATAGTTATTAATCTGTACTGTATCCCCCGGCTCAATGTATGGTAAGCCAATACATTTAGCCTCGTAAGGCCTGTATGGCCGCTTGGCCATATTACCATAAGCATTACAGGCAATCTGTTCTAACTCTGCAGCAGACTTGCCAAACACCAGAAAATTGCCCTGGATTATATAAGCATTGCTACCGGTGCCGACAATAGCGCCGATATCGTCCTCCTCAGACCGGATAATCAGCTTGTCAATTTCTTTAACCGTGTACTCCTCAAAGCGTACTTCCTGATGCCTGGGGATGGTTTCATCAATCAAGGTGTCGTTAATATATGAGATATCATCCTCAGCCACTGGATACAGATCCTCGCTCGGATATAAGTCCTCACTTGGATACAATCCATATGCCGGCTGCAGCACCTTGTGACAAAACTTACCCAGTCGGTTAATCTGGCCGAATGCACCCTGCAACTCCACACAACACCTTAATACTTCCCTTGCGCTCAGCTGACCGACATCAATTGTCTTTTCAATAATCATGCTGTCATTTGGTAGGGCCTCGTTCTCGTATTCAATCCCGAGATAGTCCAACAAGCTCTCCCGGAATTGCTTTAAGGTATAAGTTTCATTACCGTTAGGGAACAGGCCATTATACCACTCAGCAACATCTTTGTCGGTGTCCTTTAGTATGTTATAGGCTGTTATATCCTTAAAGCGGAGATTGTCTTGTTTAACGCAACTGTCAACCTTATATACTCCCAGCGGTACCGGGTCATAGCCTTCTATTACTTGGCTAATCGTAAACCACTGCCCCGTTAAATCTTGCGCTACATCAGCAACGGTAAATTTAACCTTTGCAGCTACACAAGAGCCAAAGATAACGTCAGATTCAGAACAGATACTTTCCTCCAAGCTAAAGCTATCATCAACTATCTGGTCTGTTTCGATGGTCAAATCTAGTGCCGGGAAATATATAATCAGGTCCTTAGGAGTGACTTCATCCGCAAAGGGAAACATATCATTTCGATATATATTTTTTAAGGTTTCAGGTATATTCAACATAGTTACTCACTCCCATAATCTATCAACTCAAATTCAACCGCATTGTAATAAAAGTTGCCATCCTTATCTATGTGCTTTATCGTATACTCTACATCCGGGACATAAGCAGTTATTGTCTGATATGTATTTCTTTCATCATTCCAGACCTCGCATACAACCTTATCACGGTTAGGGAAAAATGATTGGACTATTAATTTCTGCCCATATGTTAGATCATCCTTTGTCTTTATTTTTACCGTAGTCCTTTTTACAGGAAGAATGTTTCTATGCGTAACTCCCCGACCATCTGTATAGGAGTTTTTATCTTGCCGGCGATCGGGGGTGTTACTATACCCTCCAGGTGCAAGAAGGGAGTTAGGAAATATATTTCCGTTTACTTTTAAAACATATCCATTTCCTGTCATTAAATCCCCTCCTTAGTATGCAAATGCTGATCTGCCGGTTTGAGATTTATATTCTCGATCAACTCTAACAACCTCACTGTGAATCTGTTTACCGGAAAGATTTACGTTCAGGATTACTGTATTTACGCCTGCCCCGCCCATCTCTTGTATAACTTCTTTAAGCGCCTGTTTCATAGTTGACAGCGGAGATACAACCTCTGCCTCTCTCTTGTTGTCACCTAGGACTGCTAAAAACTCGCCATAATTTGCAGGTACAACGGTACCGGTTGCAAGTTTAGGTATTTGTGGCACTTTAAGAGGATTTTCACCCCAAAAACTCTTAAACGGCTCAAAACCAAGAATAGATACATTGCGGATTTTATTTAACATACCATTTATTGCATTGAAAGGCACCGCAATAATTGTATTTATTCCATCTATGAGTCTATTTACAACCGCCTTAAAAGTGTCTCCAATTCCTTCTTTTATCCCGTCATATATCTTTCCGCCAGTGCTGAAAACATTTTTTACATTGGTCCAGGCTTTAGTGAATGTATCTTTGAACCAATCTGATACCTTGCTGAAACATGATTTAATCCCGTCCCATACATTTGAAAAATGCGTTTTAACTGCTGTAATGTCGAATACTTCTTTAATTTTATTTAATGCATCTGTAAATTTATTTCTAAACCATGTTGGCAGATTTTCAAAGAACTTCTTAATATCTTCAACTAACTTATTAAATTTAGTTTTTACGTTTTCTACCAACGATGTAATGCCGTTTATCATGCCTTGCATAATATTCTTGCCGATGCCTTCCATAACCGTACTGGGACTATGTATACCAAACAATTTCTTGATATTGTTTATAATCGGGCTAAATATATGATCTTTTATCCACTTGCCTGCATTTTTTATTATTTCGCTGAGAGATATTCCGTTGCTTAAACCTTCCATTATGTTTCTTCCTATGGTTTCGCCTATGCCAAATATCAGAGATACAAGGCCATTAAATGCAGATACAAGCAAATCAATAATACTTCCCGCCAATCCCAGCCAGTCTATATTACTTATCATGTCGCCGATAGTATTTCCAATGGCCTGCCAATCAATTTTTCTTATTGCAGTTGTGACGGTATTTAAAAGTCCTAATGCTAAGCTGGATGCACCTTTTGCCAACTTAGTCCAATCGGTATTGCTCATAAATTTATTAATGGAGTCGGCAACTCCCTGACCAAGACCTGACCAATCAAACGTGGTGATAAATCCATATGCAATCCTAATAGCTATATTTAAACCGTTACTTAATGCTTGACCGACATTCGCCCAATTAATATTTGAAATTGACGTATTAAGACTGGTTGCAACTTTACTGCCAAAACCGGTCCAATCAGCCGATTCATAGAAACTGTTTATATACTTGGAAATTGAATTAAGGCCATTAGCAAGAAGCATTCCTAATGCGTTCCAGTCTATAGTGTCAAAAATAGACTGGAGCTTAGTGCCCATTCCGGCACCTAATGCACTCCAATCCGTACCTTTAAGCAAGTCATTAGCAAAATTGACCGCGGTATTTATTCCTTTGCCGATAGTAGCTCCCCATGCTTGCCAATCAAATTCGTTAATATATCCATTTATGCCGGTGTAAATGCTTCGGGCCAATTTTTGAGTAGCCGATTGTATATTTTCCCAATTAATAGACTTTAAAGCATCATTAATTTTCCCTGCAATTATTTTGCCAATCTCGCTAAAGTCTGCGTTTTCCCAGGCCTGTTTCAGCTTATCCACAAAGTCAGCAACATTTTCAGATGTTTCAATGTCATATGTAAAATTAGGTTGTACTTTACTTGAATCGCTTCCAGTCTCGTTCTCAACTATATTATTCAGCTTGTCTATGCTCGATAATTGATTATTGGCGCTCTTTGACGCATCTTCCATGGCCTGCGCCTGTTCATACTGAGCTTTTGCAGCGGCTTGTGATGCTTTAACCGTTCTCCCGAACAACAACGATGTAAATTGTGCTAAATAGCCGGTTAATTTAACAAGCCCGCTCATTAATGCATTAATCGCTGGCATAGCAGCATCAATTATCGGCTGAAATGCCGTATAAAGATTGCCTTTTATCCTTGACAAGCTCGACGTAAATTGTTCATTGGTTTTTAAAGCCGACCAGGTTGTTTGAATAAAATTCCGTAATATTTTTAGAATGCCACGATATAAAATTAATGATCTTAAAACCCTGCTCATGCCTGAGCCGAATTTATTGGTGATTTTATTTCCGAAAGAGAAAATACTTGTCATTTTTCTCAGGTTTAATATTGCAGATTTTGCAAATCTCATTACACCGGCCATAAGTTGGCCCATTTTACTAAAAGTAGAGGTCATAACATTACCTAAAGACTGCATTCCTGACCATGCTCGTGATGCTGCTGAGGCTATCATACCTAATACTCTTGAAACTCTCGAGCCTGATGTTGCATTCTGTTCTTCCTTTGCAGTCACTTCGGCTAGTCTTGCTTGGTATTCTGATAATTTTCCGCCAAGAAGATCATATTTAGCCCGCATATCTGCAAGTTTTGCTGAATCTCCACCCGTAACAAATGCCCCTCCGCTTGCTTCTAATGCGGCTAAGTCTGCTTTTGCAGCACGTAGGGTATTTCTTGCGTCTTCAATTTTCCACTGTAAATTTTGCCATGCTCTACTTTGCGTGCTTACCCCGGTATCTTTCATACGCTGTTCAGTTTCTAAATACCCGTTTAATTTCTTTTGTGCTTCGGCTATTTGTGCCTGTATTGCTTTATATTCTTCCGTCGGCACTTTTGCACTTTCCATTTGCTTTATAGCTTGTTCGAGTTTTGTCATTTCCATCTGGGTCTTTTTTATTTCGTTCTGAAGTTTAATTTGCTTACTCGATAATTTTTTAATACCCTCAACAAACCCGCTATCGTCAATTCTGGTATCAAATCTCAGTGTTCCGTCAGCCATGTATTACACCTCCCCGTTAAGGAGTTTTAATAAGCGTTCTTTTTCTGCCTGTTCCTCTGCTGATAATTTTTCTTTTATGTCAATCAGGTGTTTGTTCTCCCTGTAGAATTCCTGCTCATATTTTTCAAGCTTCTTGCCTTTATTCTTTTTCTGGCGGATATTGATAACAGTCGTAAGCAACCCCTCACCAATTTCATTAAAGTATCCAAGGAAAGTCCACCAGTGTAAATATTCAAGCGCTCTGACTTCTTTTCCAGCCACTTTATTTACAGCCGAAAAAATCATCTGTTCGTCCTGTTCCCAGTCCAATACCTTTTTGGCGCTTCTGTATTTTGTTTCCCTATCAGTCACGCCACCATCCAAAAACCATACAGCTTTATTTATAGCTTCTTCTATATCATCAGACAGAATTTCTTTGGCGTTTTCATATAAACAGTCGAGCATTATAATTGCCTTTTCCCAATCACTTAGCTCTGGATTATTAAAGGCATGGAATATTAAAAGAGCCACCCGGTAATCACTCCGGATAGCTCTTTCAACGCCATTTACATTTAAGCTAGTTGGCAGTTCTCCTATCATATTTTTTCACCTGACCGGTATATTGTTCAATATTTTTTTCAGATGCTTTGACGGCTGCATCAAGTTCCTTGCTGAGAACAGGTAAAATTGTATCTAAAAAACTCTCGATAAAATATTTGCCGGTACTTGCAACAACATCAAGGCAATGCAACCCCTTGAATACTGTTTCAGATACTTTGGAGTTGAATATATAGTCAAGTTGTTCTTTTATCTTGTTATCAATTTCAGTTATTTTATCGATTGCATCTTCTTCGTTTTCAACTGCTAATATTTCAGCCTCGTTTATATATTCCTCAATTTTTTTCTGTGCCTCTTTTGCTCTTTTCCCGATATTAAAATCTCTCGGATAAATATTTATAGTTCCGAGTACATTTCCGTTTTCATCTTCGATTTCATATGTTTTTACACCGGTTTGAATTCTTAATTTCTCCATTATATTCCCTCCTTTATTGCGGGCAGCGGCAGGAGGTAGACCGCCACCCGCCTCAAACTAAAACTTATTGGCTTAATCTTCACTATCTGTGGTAAAGGTTCTTGTGGTCACATTGAATGTACCTTTAACTCTGTTACCGATGTGGTGTAAGTTGAAAGGTATCTGATATCCTGTAGTGTCACCACCGTAGGATGATACCTCAATAATAGCGTCTTCTCTGTACGCCACAAAGGTATTAACAGAATCTTCCACCGGCTCCCAAAGATGTACCTCAACAACCGTAGTCTTAACCTTATCCAGAGTTAAACGCTCATCAACAATTTTTTGTAAACGTTCAAACATCGGATCATCATCATCTGCATAGTAAGGCTCTACGTTGGCCTGTGGCTCGTATCCGTCGATTATCGTAGATACGTTACCAAGAATGTTTCTCTTGGTTTCAACGTTGGCGTTCATTTCGACATTGTATTCTTCCAGGTCTTGACCGAGCCTTACATAATTCGGAGTGCCGGTTGTAGATGCGTCGATATAATGAGCCATGTACTTTCTTTCTATTTTACCCATTAAAATCCCTCGCTTTCTATTCTGTATTGAGCTTGTATCTGTATTTGATAAGTAACCGGACCGGATAATGTTTCATTGTTATAACCGTAAAGCATGCCGTTTGCACTGCTTAATTTGGTTAATTTTCCGGTTACGGTCTTATTGTTTATAGTTACTTCGATTTCTTGTCCTGTCTCTACTTTTTCTAAATAATAGGCAAGGTCTAATAAAAAAGTGCTATTTGCAAGCCTGTCGTAATCCGTGAAAGACTGAAAGACTGCATATAGCACAAAGTTATGTTGCCTATCTTGATTGCCGAGAATATCTTCTCTTAATAGTTGGTCGCCTGTTGGATATAGTCCAAAACTCACTGGCTTATCTTCGGTATAATCAATGTTTATACTGCCCGATAAGTCCGATACTAACGGACAATCAGTTAATATTTGCTTTACCAGTTCGATTATGTTCATTTCGCACCGGCCACCTTTCTGGCTCCGTTTAGGATTTCTTCTTTATGTTCCGCCTTCATCCTCTCAAACCAAAATGGTCCGGCTTGTGGATGCCGGCTTTTATCATGTACCAGGTCTTTATCGGTCAATACCTTCTTTTCCCCATATCTCGCCCATGCACTTCCGGTTATAGACGAGACCATAAGTTTCCCATAATATTGATATCTAGCATAAGGAGCAGTCTGATTTATTTCGCCGGAACCTATCTTTGTCCCCAGTGTAGCAGACCTCATCAGAAATCCGTTTCTCATAGGTGTATATGGAGCCATCAGCCTAATGCATTCGCTGTCAATGTATTTTTGCACAGGTCCCATATCTTGCAGCCCTCGCTCTTTAAGGAGGATATCCGTTGGCTTTATCTCCAGTCTGCCATTAAACTGCATACTATCACCTACTTGCAACCAAGCTGTATATGCTGCATCCAGGGGCTACCGTACATTTTTTCGTCCACTATGGAGACGGTCAGGACCTTGTCATTTTGCTCTTTTAATGTCTTGAGGCTGTTTGATATAGTCTGCTGGGACGTGTTGTCAAATTCAAAGTTGGTTATGCCTTTGACAATTATATCTTTGCCAGCATTAAATTTTAGTTCACTGGGTAGATTTTCTGCCGGGATAAATACTTTTACTGTTTCAATAGATGTAAGCCCACTTTTTAAGACGTTGGCCTGTTTGGTCTCTTCCCAGTGTACTCCTTCTATTGCGTATCGGGTAAATTTACCATCCTTACTACAGGAGTAATATGTTATATCGGCGTTGGTAATCATGTCAGCACCCCCGATATAACAGGCCAGTTGTGGCAAGCCAGTTATAGATTATCGACACACATTTTCCATGGAATACAGATTTGGCCTTTTCTTTATCCACAAAAGACACCGAACGTTCTCCAACCTTTTCGGATGCTATATTGCCAACATCTCCTTTATCATGTTTGTACATTTCTTCGGCCAACTCACAGCAACACATCTTTACTTCATCGGGGATATTATCTTCCTTTATCCGATTGAATGTGTGTAGTTTAATAAGCTGTGTGGCTTTCTGTGCATAAAATGGATATGAGGCGGCATCAATTACCGCCTGCCTGCCCTGTAGATATTCTTTTATATAATACTCATATGTAGCATAGCTCATTGATACCGCCTTCCTTTATTATTCCTGATTAGCTTCCTGCTTCTTATTCTCGTCTTTATTATCTCCAGCAGATTTATTGTACCTTTTCTTAATTATTAATCCGACTATTTTCCCCATGCTCTACCCTCCTATATTAAACTACCGGCTTATGATGCAGATAGATGCCGGCTAGCTTATTTTCGTATACATCAACCAAACCGTATTTACGATATTTCTGCATATATGCATCGGAGCTCTGGTTTGCCTGCGGCGTAATGATATCGCTTGCGATATGCTTATCAAATTTCAGGACCGCAGATTTGTGAACGATCATGAAGTTAATATCTGCGGCACCGTTGGCCTTTTTATAGCCACCTTCAAGCTCATTTTCACTTGTCCCGTCCAAAAGTTCTATTGCGGTATAGAATCTGCTTTGGGGAACCTTTATTATCTGTGTAAAGGCTTCTAGGATTTCTCTGGACTTCGTGGTGTCAAGGCCTTTGATGGCATTGTAAAGCGTTGGGGTAATAAATAGGTATCTGTTTTCCTCCGGGACCTCGTCGTCGTCCATAACTGTAGTGGCTTCAATCAAGGCTTTCATGACGTCCTCGCCGCTTTCCAATACTGCTGGAGTGCTAACTTTAGATATTCCCTCTTTACCCGCAAGTGTAGCAAAAGTAAATGCATCTGCTTCCGGAGCAACCTTTGTCCTCTGAAATTCTGCAGCAAGCATTCCGAAGGCGACTTCGGCAGTTTCCTCATTGTCAAGATAGTCAACCTCAAACTTACGACCTCTGTCGTAATTGAATTTTACTGTTTCCCATGTCAGGTTGACATCGCCTTTTACATAGCCAGAATTTCTGGAATAGTCAGCCAGACCATCCATTTTAATCTTAGGAATTATAATCTCATTTGCTCTGGCTCCAGCTCTTGCCATTGCATCGTTTGTGTTTAAAACAGTTGTAAGAGACGCTTTCTTATAAACCTGATCCAACAAAGGGACATAATTTTTAGATAACTCAATTACATTTGCCATAAATTAATCATCCTTTCTATTTTTCTTTTTCATCTGTTAATCCCATAGCCGCCTTAAGTGCTGCCAAATGAGCATCTTCACTAGATGGTGTTTTCCCACCAGTAGGTGCTACAGGATTGTTTATAGGTTCGTTTGCCCCAAATAAATAATCATTTTCTTCCTTGCATGCTTCAAGAGCTGCTTTAATGTCGGCTTCCTGATTCTTGCTTGCTTTGAGAGTTTCAATGTCTAGTAACGCTTTTACCGCTTTGACATTTCTGCCGCCAAACTCATTAATTTGTCTTTCCAACAGTGCATTGAAATCCCTGTCGGCAAGCTCCTTCTGGTACTGTTCTTCCTTTTCTTTGAGAGTATTTTGTAGTTTTTCAATCTCGCTTTTTAGATTGTTTACATCAACTCCCTCAAATTCTTTCAGAGCCGCCTGAGCTGTTTCTAACTGAGACTTGTAATTCTCTCTTTCTGCCTCGATTTTTGCAAACTTATCGTGCTCTCTCTGGATGTCCTTGCCATTCTCGGCCATGATAGCCTTTATTTGTTCCTCGTTAAGTCCGAGTTCTTTCAGAAATTCAGTTTTCATAAATTCTCAATCTCCTTTCGCTTATTAGGTATTTTTTAGGTGTTTTACCAAACCACCAAGCGCCGACTGTTTTAGGTCTAATCAACTGACCACATAAAAATAAGCCGTAGCAATACGGCTTAATCATCTTTATGAATTGTTCGGTAAGCAGCGTCTATGAGTTTTAATACCGCGCAAATACCAGTTGTATACAGAAATGTAATAGGCATATCCAATTTCAGGCCTAATATAAATATTAAAATATAAGCCATCTTTACCTCCTTGCATAAAAATAATACCGTTTACGATCTTGTGTTACTCAATCCTATCTATTCCATATTCAACAGCACATTCATGCTCAATTCTGCACCCTCTTGCTTCTTGCCATCCTTGTGCAAAATATGCCACATCCGCTTTTGATAGATATTCTATGGAACGCGCTAGATATTCAAGTGGTTTAGCATTTGAATCAAAATCGTCAAAGAATGTGTCAAGTACTTCTACTTCTTCTCCAATAAGTTCCTTCGCTTTTTGAATTGCATGTTCTCTTTCTTTGAGGATTTCTTCATCACTTTTACCTCTCATTGGTTGTGAAATAAATAATTTCTTCATCTTATCCTACCTTTCCTAATCCATCCATGTAAATTCTTTCTCTTTCCTGCGGTAACCCCATTTTCTTAGTAAAGTCAGCATATTCAGCCATTGACGCCCTATATTTTGCTTGTGCCGCTATTATTTCATCTTCGTTTGCTCCGCCTTCCTTCAACAGTTTTATTTGTCTTCGTAATGCCCTCATTTTTGTTTCGAGGTATCTTTGCCGCTGTGTTGCCTCATATGTAGTATATTCTTTGCCTTTATATTTTTTAGGTTTATTTTCTTGGGCGTTCATCCGGTCTAATTCTTCATCGGTATATTGCCTTTTTGATACGCCAGGAATAAACGGCCAGTAACTATGATAGCAATTCCAACCACATAACCCTGGACCTGTACCAAGTCCGCATACAGTTTCAAGCTCTTTACGGGTATAAACTCGTCCTTGCCATACTTGATGTTCTGGTCTGGCTGTGGCATGCCAGGATACTTCGAAATATTCAGTTTCAAGTTGTTGAGCATTAAAGTCATTAATATGCTGCACAACCTGGTTTACTCCGGTCATTAATGCACGCCTGGCAGCAACTTCTATTCTGTTACTCCATCCACTCGCATAATCAACCGTTCTAACGCCGCTTTTAGTCATTTCTCGGATAACTTTGTTCAGCGTGACGTTATACTCAAATGTTCCAGTTGTTATTTCAAATACTGCCTGGTCTAACGTTCTCTGCAGGTATTCGGCTAATGGTGTAAAAACCATCTTTCCGCCCATTTCTATAGCAAAGCCCATTGTTTGAGTTATATTGATAAGTTCCTGTTTAGTCTGGGCTATGACGGATTGAATAAGCTGTTGTAATTCATAGTTTTCCTCGAATGGTATAAAATCTTTTCCAACCGCTTCGTATAAACTTACGTCTCTTGCATAACCGGAAGCGATAATGTCTTTGTAAAGCCTATCAATTTCTATGTCAGATAATTTTAAAGCCTGCTGTATATATTTCCGTATTTCTTCCCGGCTTTTGCCGACCTGCACTAAACGATATATCTGCCAGTCTGCAGAACGGGTAATTTCATCGTTGATTTTTATTCGGCGGATGATATCTTGCATAATACGGATTTCCAATTCCGTCATAATATGTTCGAGTTCCTTAGGCATTCGTTCTAAGTCAGAGGGTTTAAACATGAGATATCACCGCCTATGGAATAATATCAGCTTGTTCCGGTAATCTGCTCTTTGCGGTTTCCTCATCTTCTCCATACCACTTCATGCGGTATTCCCAATGAGGCATAACACCCATAGCAACATCCTGCCGGTCTTGCTGACGTTCGGTTTCTTCGTCCGTGAGAATGCTATCCTTAAAGTCACATATAAATTCATAACCGCTTGTTGTAAGTCCGTTATAAAATGCCAGTGCGTCAACCAAATCAGATAAGCAATCTTTCAGGTTGCTCTGTATGGCTGTAACCGTGTTATATTTGCGTTTCTTTGCTGCCTTTACTTCTGTGGCTGTCTTTTCCACGTATGCCGGATTGGATAAATCTCCGTACGCAAGGCCGACGGCAAATTCTATGTTCCTCTTGTATTCTTCTAGGCCTTTGATTATGGACTGTTCCCTAAATTCAGGTGAGAATACCTCGAACAGCTCTTTGCCGTTTCCCATTTCTACGTCAACAGCACGATATAATCTTTTGTTGAGCTTGGGTAATTTCCAATCACCTGTATTCTTATTAAGTTTCATTGCTGTGGCGTCTACGTGTACCGCACGTTCACCTGATTCAAATTCCCAGTCTAACCTTGCAAATTGTATGTCAGCCTTTTTAATTAAGTCTTTGGCGGCATCAAAAATTGACACGCCGTTATATGACCCATCAATGGTATTCTTAATCGGGTTGCGATAGTACCCAAAATCAGGTTTAAAGAATAGATATGTAACTTCTGGGATAAGATTAGCCCAGTCACTTACTTCTGTCAGGCTTACCTCCACACCGAGGGAATTGATGTTTTTTGAATGATAAGCCTTATTTATAATTGTAAGCCCATTTTTGTCTACGGCGTGATATTCAAAACGCCTATAAATATCATCTTTGGCAATCTGTTTTGTCTCAACAAAAATAACTTTTGTTAATCTGCCCTGACTGTTAAATTCCAATGGGATGTAATTGCCTTGCGTGACACATTCGACCTTATCTCCACCTAATGGCTTAATAATAAATGATCCAAGGGCTAGTCCGCTTTGCAAATCCTCATTTAAATTCCGGATAGCAGATTGATATATCTTGTCCAACTTCTCAACCGTAACCTTGCTTGTCATTTCATTTAAGGCAACATTGGCAAATTCTTTGACTATCCCCTGTTCTAACCTCAATGAGTGAACTATATCGTTTACCCAAGGAGCTTCGCCTTTATACATCTTCTCCCAAAGTTCAATTCGTTCTATCATTTCTTCTGAGATTGCCGGGTCTATATCAAAAACTTGCTTTATGGTTTTAACAGGAAACATACGCCTTACCACATCCTTTACAAATTTAACGATGCGTTCAAACATTACTGCCCCCTCCGTTTCCATACCGGATTCATGGCATATCTAACTGCGTCTATAGCATGATTATTTTTATCAGGATAACCGCTTATGATATTACCTTCTTTGTCTCTCTCGTATTCATAATTTAAAAATTCTTCTGCTGTATAAGGGCATCTTCTGTTATCTATAATGATTTCACTTAATGATTGCAACCACTTCATGGAATAATCAACGCTTCCGGGGCCTTTTTCGGCCCCTCTTGCTAATAATCCGTATGCTTTATAATCGCTTACTGATTTTTGCTCAGCACTGTCGCAGGTGATTAAGTCATTTTCAGTTATACCTAATTCCCTAAGTTTATTTGCTGTCTCTTGGTTGGATTGTTTCCAGCATCTATATTCCATGAAGATATACAATTTATGCCTTGCCGAATCATAATGCATACGGCTGAAATGATACGGGTCAGGGTACCAGCCCCAGTCAACGCCATTATATATTCGGTCAAACTCTTTAATTTCTGCGTCTGTAATTTCTCTTATAGTAACATTATCGAATATATTTCCGCCTGTACCATTAGCAACACCCATGTATTCATTTTCATAGGCCGTAGGATTGACCTCTTTCAGGAACTCTGCTTCATCCAGGAATGGTTTACCAAGCCATTGTTTAGGTACATCCAGATAAGTGCTATGTGTCACCAGTCTTGTGGCCTTTGGTATCTTAATATATTTATTAGCCCAGTTGTTTGCACTTTTGGGAGGGTTGAAAGACTTAAATATCCAAGCTTTCTCACCGCCACGAATAACAGATTGTTCTATCTTTCTGACAGCTTCTTCTCCTTCAAATTGATCTAATTCTTCAAACCAAAGCACGCCAATATATCCAAATGGTACCTTAATGGATTTAATTTTTCCTGGATCATCAGCGCCACGGAAATATATCTTCTGGCCTGTACTCTTGCGAGTAATTTCTAACGGACTTACAGTACAATAATACTCATCTTCCAAACCTAACGCTTCTATAGCCCATTGCATTTGAGCATATACAGATGTCCTGAGTGTATCAGCCACTTGTCTGGCTATGACTGCATGTATATCTTCATTCTTCATCAGCAAGTCAATTATTTGTAAGCTGATGAATGAGGATTTTGTAGAACCACGGCCACCAGGGAAAACATATTCCAGATGTTCTCTGTTGGCTATGTCAAATGCTACTGGAGCAAATACCGGAGCAATCATTGTTGAAGGGATCCCGTTATACTTAACTCCTTCAGAGTTGTCCGCCGGCTGCAATTTCATAGTTTCTGCTTTCAATTTTTCAATTCGTTGTTTTTGTTCCTCAGTAGCCATATCCCAATTCTTATGTAGAAGCTCATCATATTGCCGGATCATACTTTCAAGTGTTTTCATTGCCCGGCTTTGTGCCTGCAGGAAGTTAGCATGCTTATCCCAAGCCTGTTGCACTTCCCAGCGCTCTCCGATAACATTACCGTCTTTTTCTTCAATCTTCTCAACGGTTTTGTCCTGCTGGTCCTTAACAAACATAATCTTCTGGGCTCTGACTATAGCAGTGAACTGCAGCATTATATTATCCCAGAGGATATCTAGCGGATCCTTCTGCTGTATCTCCTGAAATATCTCGAACGTCTCTTCCGGAAGCCACTTAGCAAAAAAGCCATGCTTCTCCGCATTCTTATTTCCTATAGGAGCCGCACCGCCTTTATTGCCTACTGCATTTTTATTATTAAAGGGTGCACCTTTTTTCTTTACGGGTGCGCCCTCTTTATTATTTAACTTGGACCAGCCGTATCTTTTGATCCAAGACTTAATTGTGTTTATGCTAATATTATATTTTTCTGATAATTCTTTAGGTTTCACACCTTTAAGGTATTCTCTTTTAATCTGTTCTTTATCAGGTGCTCTTACTTCATTCATCATCACCTCACCTGCCTATTGTGTTTGTTTTGTAAATAGTAAAAGCACCTACCGAAGCAGGTGCTTTTTGCTATTCTCAAAATATAATCAACAATTTAATTAAAGAATGCACGTGGCTCATACGAATTGTCATCATCTCTCAGCTCGGCTTTTAAAACCCTAATAAAATGTGCTATGTCTTTCGCTATAAACTCGCAATCTTTTTTATCAGTTAGATATCCATTTTGAATCAAGGTTACAACAATATCTTTAATTTGCTCATCTGACATAATACCCCTCCATATATTTTTTACCATAATTATACATCGTATTACATTATTCTTCAATACTAAAAGGCACCCGGCCGCAGCTAACCGGATGCCTTTTAAAGGGATGTATATGGGGGTTATGGGGGATAATCAGCCACCAAGCTTTGACACCTGGCAGCCGCATTTAAGGAGGTCATATACTTATAACCTTCCACCATAATTATATAACTGAATTTTGGGGAATTGGGGGAAAGTTAAGATAATTACGAATTTTCTTACCAACGCTACTGCGATCCATATTCATTATTTCAGCAATTTCCCATAATTTTTTTCCGTCAATATAACGATATTGAAATATCTGTCTTAACTCGCTGTCCTTTATGCTACTTATGAACTGCTCAATTCTTAATGCTTCTTCCCTTGCCCTATTAAGCCTTTCCTTGTACATGACAATCAATTTATCTCTGGCCGCCAACTCCTTCGGATCATTAATCCATACTCCCATACGAAACTCTGCGTAAGGGAAATACTTTGAGGATCCTCGAACTGTGCTATGACTTGTGGAAAGTTCTTTGTCATAAAGCTTATTTATCCGATCCTGAAGTTCTTCAATCTCACCAATTAAACTTCGGTATTGACTCAATTCTTTATCAGTCACCTAATCACCGTCCTTGGTTAAAATAGTTCCATCCGCAGTAATACAGGGTTTTGCCTTTAATTCTGCGTTTATATACATAATCGGTTCTATTATAACTGCCAATCATAAAATATACCCGTTTACCACATACAGGACATATCTCAAAGTTCATAATTTCAAATTGCTCAAATTTCTGCATTACTCCACCCTACCTTTCATCCGTTGCATTTCTTCATTTTTTCAGGTAAAAGCCTGCATATTTTTATTAATAACCGCCTAAATGGCTGTTTGAAGTAAATTGCATTACACATATATTTACTCCTCTCGTTATTTCATCCTGAAATGTGACCAGCTACAGTAATATGTTGTCTTGCCTCTTACAATCCGCTTATATACATACTCACTGCGGTTCATATGTAGTGAAAAATAAATTTTCTTGCCACATACAGCACAAGTCTCATATTCTTCAGGGACACTCCTTTTCATCAGGTTTCTTTTCCCTTTTATTACGTCTTATACCGTGTAAATAAAGAAAGTTGTTTACGGTGCTTTCTTTTACGCCAAAGTAATCTGCAATTTCTCTCCGGTTCTTACCTTCAGCAACATACATTCTTGTTACTGTTTCAACTGTCATGTTTTCCGGGTACCGACTGCGACTCTTTCTTTCCGGAGAATCCGTTTTAATTATCTCTTCACCGGTTATACAGTTTTTCGCAATAACAACTGGCTCAGATTTTATAAGACCCATCAATTCTTCAAGCTTTGCTACTTTCTCATTCCTGGTATTAATTAATGCGGTCCTAACAGTATCAAGTAATTTCTGTTTACTCTCTTTGCTAAGTTCATTAAGATGAATAATACCCGATCCACTTTTATAAACTACGACTTCTCCATTTTCAGACTTTGTAATAATTTCATTAAGTCTGCTAATTGTATCAGCCGTATCTTTTAATTCATTCGCCCTGTTTATTGCTTTATCAATTAATCCCATCATTTTTATACCTCCTTATCCTTGCTTTAATAGCATTCATTAGTTCCTCTTGTCCTAAATCTTTACGTTCCAAGGCTTTAAGTACATCCTCATCTACTGTCCCCTCAGTTATTAAATGATGAATTATGACATTCTTTGTTTGTCCTTGCCGATATAACCTTGCATTTGCTTGCTGATACAACTCCAAACTCCAGGTAAGCCCAAACCAAACTATGATATGACCGCCAGCCTGGATATTAAGTCCATGCCCTGCACTTGCCGGATGTGCCAACAACAATCTGATTTTCCCGTCATTCCAGTCTGCTATATCCTTTGATGTCTCCAGCGTCCTGGGCTTTAAATCCTTAAACCTGTCCACCAATCGCTGATAATCATGTTTGAAATTATAGAAAACTAATACCGGTTCCTGATTAAACTCCAGGATTTCTTCCAGGGCTTCAAGCTTACCGTCATGAATATGCGTTACATTTCCGTCTGTGTTGTATACAGCCCCATTTGCTAGCTGTAATAATTTCTGTGTTAAAGCAGCAGCTGTAAGTGCTGTTATCTGCTCATCTTCCACTTGCAGGATTAGCTCCTTTTCCAGCTGTTCGTACAGTAATTTTGCCTTATCATCCATCCGGATGTAGATATTGTTATTGATCCTCTCAGGTAGCTGCAGATAATCTTCCGTCCTCATACTGATACAGATATCTGATATTTTTTGCTGTATCACCTTGTCGGCTCCGGGCTTAAGGTCCCAGGTAAAGACTGTGTATGCATTTCTACGTCCAGGTGTAAAATACCTTTCCCGGTACCCTGTAAAGGTCTTACCTAATCGCTCCCCTCTATCTAACAGATAAATCTGCGGCCATAGATCCAAGTATCCGTTAGGTGTAGGAGTTCCAGTCAGTCCTATTACCCGTTGCATTAAAGGCGTTACTTTCTTCAATGCCTTAAACCTCTGAGACTTGTTTGACTTAAAACTGCTTAACTCATCTATCACCACCATGTCAAACGGCCATTTAGGTCCATATAAATCAACAAGCCACTTCACATTCTCTCTGTTAATGATGTATATGTCTGCCTTCTCTTTCAGGGCATCCAGCCTTTGCTTTTGACTTCCCAAGACTTTAGATATTTTCAAATGTCTCAGATGATCCCATTTTTCAGTTTCCCTGCTCCAGGTGTCCTCAGCCACTCGCTTAGGGGCTATAACCAGGACCTTTGATATTTCAAAGAAATCAAACATCAACTGATCTATTGCTGTCAGTGCACATACCGTTTTGCCTAAACCCATTTCCATCATCAGTCCGACTTTAGGCAACTCTAATATTTTATTGATTGCATATACTTGGTAATTGTGTGGTACAAACTTCATGCTTAAGCTCCTTTACAAATTCTTTTGCCTGGTCCATGCCATAGATTACTTTGACGTCCACACCCATTTGCCTAAACTGTTCTCTTTGCCACACCTGCACATTGGATAGCTTGCCGATTATCCTCTTAAGTTCCACGAAATACACCTTGCCACCAGGAAAAAGATATATCCGGTCTGGCACACCTGGATTGCCGGGGCTTATGAACTTATATGATTTACCACCAAGTTTCCTAACCTGTTCATTAAGCCATTTTTCGATTTTATTTTCAGGCTCAAAGTGCTTTTTTGGCATTTTTTGTATGACCTCCCCGTGTAACTAAGTTACCTAAAAACCCCTATACGCGCGCGTATGTGTGTATGCGTGTAATTAGTTACTTATTTTTATATAAATTCAATTTATATAGATTAATTGGTTACATAGTTACAAATCTTAGTTTTATCAGTGTTTTCAAGGCTTTCAAGTGTAACCAAGATGGTTACATTTTGGTTACAGGTTACATTTGATCGGCTAACTTTTTGTAACCAACATTGATTTTGTAACCAACATAATTTTTGGTTACACTTCTGGTTACACTCTTTCGTAACCTTTTGCCACGCCGTATATTTTAAATCTGATAGCTTTATCTGACTTCTTCCATCCCTCAATTCGTGCCATGATGGCAGCTATTTCGTAAGAGTCTTGACGTTTAAGGTCCCCTCTTTCCTTTTTGAAACACTCACACCAGATTTCAGCTATACATACCCGTTGCCGCTGAACTGTTCCGGTGTATTTTGTCCGTTCAAACTCGTCACCATGCAGATAATTCCGACGCTCATACAGGTTCATATCTTCCCAGTTTTCAGGCAACGGTGTATCCAGGTATTCTCGTATCATGCCTTCTCGTTCGTCCGTTTCCATTGCTGACTTTTGTTCTTTTTCAGCCATCTCTGTTAATTTTGCATCCAGGTATAGGGATTCCCCGGCTTTATAATAATGCAGTGCTTCGGCCCATATCTGCAGGATCTCTTCTTCCGTCATATCCCATACTCTCAGGATTCCGTTGCCTGTCACTTTAACAGGCCAAAATCTTCTGTTACCAGTTGTATCCCTCAAATATCCGTCCTCTGCGTTAGTTGTTCCGACAAATATACATTGCCTAAGATGCGGTGTAGCTCGCCGACCGAAGCTTGCCCGATATATATCATTCTGTTTACTCAGAAAGCCTTTTAAGGTTTCAACCTCAGTCTTTCTCATTCCTGCCAGCTCGCCAATTTCAATTATCCAGTACCCCTGGAGTTTTTCAGCTGCAGTCTTATCCTTGGTGTCAGACAAGTTCAAGCTGTCTGAAAACCACTCCCGGCCAAGCTTTGCAATTAAGGTACTCTTTCCTATTCCCTGGGGTCCATTGAGTACCAGCATATTGTCAAATTTGCATCCAGGATGCATCACCCGGCTTATTGCGGCCACAAGTGTTTTCCTGGTCACGGCTCTGACATATTCATTATCCTCAGCTCCCAGGTAGTCAATCAGCAACGTGTCTACCCTGGGAATACCGTCCCATTCCGGGAGATTTTGAAGGAATTCCCGGACAGGATGATAAGACCGGTCATCTGCCACCTTAGTGACTGCTATTTCATAATTCCGGGCAGAGAAAGTGCCATAAGTCAAATCAATATAGGATACCAGCTGTGCATCGTCAGCGTCACGCCAGAACCGGCTAGGATGCTTCCAGGGGACTTCTCCTTTAATCTCTAAGCTGTCGGAAAACTGATTGAAAACTATGCCTTTAAGGTTTGGGTCATTACGAAGAATAAGAATGAGATTATTAAGGGAATTTATGATGTTACCTTTTTTATCAACTTCCAGCTGCGCAAGCCAACTGTCGTCCTTAGCCGGTTCCTGCGCGAATTCTTCAGCAGCACTCTCCAGCTTTTCTCGGCCAAGCTGCAGCTTTGTTTCAGGGTCATTCTGAATAAATTCCATCATGGCCTTGTAGCTTGGCAGCTTAGCGGTGTCTGTTTCCTGTCCGGCATCTTCGTCCAGTTCTCCGAACTTATGGATACGGACAAGGTCAAAAGCATTACACAGTTTACCTGATGCCGGGTCTGTTGCATGATTACTGTAAGCAAATTTCTCATCATCATAGATAACAAGGCCTGCAGCCGTGGAACCTTTGGCATAGGTATACCGGTTAGGATTAGCACATCTGATATATACATCAGGTATAAACTTTTCTATTGCCTCAGGTACTGTATAAGTTCTGCAGAAAGCTCCTATAAGTCCTGGCTTTAAGCAAGGGTCTCCCTGTTTTTCAGCCTGCTTTTTACGTATACCTGTAGCTCTTGAGCTCTCTGGCCAGTAGCTTGTATCTGTCCAATCCGGATATCTTGCGAGTACCTTATCAGCACACAGAAATGGATTATCCAGATAGTTGTAATAATAATTGCCGTCAGAACTTACACTTGGCCAGTACATCAGCCTGGAAGCTTGATATGTGGTATCGTCAAAGTAGTCAATGCCGATTTCCTCAGCTACTTTTCTCGCAATGGCTTCATACTCGTCTGGAGTGACTTCCCGGTCCAAAGGAATAAGCAGCCGGTACCTTGGATTTTCTGGGCTGTGCTTGTGAGTACTATATACACAGCAGGCATAATCAGCCAGTAGCTCAAGCGTGTCAAAAAAGTCCACCGGCGCATAGTCGGCATCCAGTGTCAATATCTGCCTGGTGGCAACACTGTCTGCTTTACGTTTACCATTGGTTAAAGTTCCACCAACAAAGCCGCCGACATCCTTAATCCTATCCTGTTCAGCCTTACCTAGTTTCATGTACTCAGCGTATGTTTCAGGAGTAATTACCGGGTTTTTAAGCTTAGCAACAAGGCTGGACCATAGGATTTTTTTATTTTTCCAGTTGGTCTCATAGCGGTTTTTTCCAACTGCTATTGAGACCTGACCATCATATTTCAGTTTTAATTTGTATTCTTCAAGATTAGCCACTTTATTCATGGCAAGCCTCCTAGTTTTTATGTATATAAGGCATTACAATTCCTGCACATGCACCATTTTCAATGACTTTTACTGGGCTTAGTTCAGGTTTATTAAGTGCAATTTCAAATTTGCAATCTTTATCAAAATATTTAAGGAGTTTTTCATTTACCCAGGCATGGCCGTTTTGATTAGCGATTTTTATAATTATTTTATCATCTATACGTTTAAGCTCGCCTGTTTGCCACGCAGTCTCCATTTCAAAACCAAATAATTTATCTGCATCAATTATTTTTGTATTGGATTTATTAAGATTTAAATAAAATCTGCATTGCGGTATTCTATACATCACGTAATTATCAAGTGTTAACGCAATACTGTCATCTTTTAAGGTTGCCAGATACACCGGTTTGTTTTTCTCTAAAGCTTCCATTACTTCAGTCTGAATTTTGATATATTTCATACTGTTACCCCTCCTTAATCTTTCCTGTAGAATGGGCTCTCAAAAGTATCTCCCTTAAGTGGCAACCCTGGAGCCCAGCCAATTTCCTGGCTCATTATTGCATTAATCTTTTCAGGAGCTTCTTTATCTTCTATAGGCACATCACAGATAATTTCATCATGTACATGCATAACTACGTTGTAACCGGCTCTTTCTATCCGTAACAAGGCCTCTGCCAGACAGTCTCTTGCAATAGCCTGGACTATGTTTTCCACAAGTTTACCGCCATAGGTCTCAAGCCGTCCCCAGCGCTTGCTGTCTTGTTCTATCCCAGCATATGTAATCTGATCCATGCCTTTACTGTTGGGCTCTATTCTGGCGGAATAATAGGCAAGTTTCCGTCCGCTTGGCAGCTTTATAAAGAGGATTTTATTTATGTAGGAAAACTCCAAACCATGTTGTATTTTCACTGTTCTGTGTTCCTGTATAGCAGTCTTAGCAGCTGCTTCTACTGTGTACCATAGCTTCACAATCTTTTTATTGGCATCACGCCACTGATTAACCAGCATTGGTAGTTCATCCTGTGGTATCCCCATATCCAGGGCACCCATTGCTATCAATGCACCTACAGATCCCTGATATCCTAATGCGAGCTCTGCAACCTTACCCTTTTGCCTTAATGGACTGCCTTTTGTAATCCGATCAATTGGTACGTTAAACATTTGGCTGGCTGATGCTTCGTATATCTTTCCATGTGTACGAAATACTTCAAGCCGCCATTCCTCGTCTGCTAACCAGGATATAACTCTGGCTTCGATAGCGGAAAAGTCACTTACTACAAATCGACATCCAGGAGAGGGAATAAAGGCTGTCCTGACAAGCTGGGAAAATACAAATGGGGTTTCTCCAAATAATATTTCTACGGTTTCAAAATCCTTGTCTGCAACAAGTTGTCGTGCAAGTTCTATATCCGGAATTTTATTTTGTGGAAGGTTATGGACCTGGACAATTCTTCCCGCCCATCTGCCTGTTCGATTAGCACCATAGAATTGTAGGATTCCTCTTAGTCGACCATCACTACAAACTGCTTTTTCCATGGCCTTGTATTTAGCTGTTGAAGTCTTTGACATGGCCTGTCGAATTTCTAATACTCTTTTTACTGTTTCATCTGTGATATCATCTATGAGCTTTTTGACGCTGTCTTTCGTCAGGCTATCAACGTTATGCCCAAGTTTATTTGTCAGCCATTCCTTTAGCTGCACCGGACTGTTAGGATTACTAAGACCTGTAAGCTCCTTGGCTTCCTCTGCAAGTTCAGCTTGGACTTTATCATCATGCTTGATGATTCCTTGTACAAAATCCATATCTAAACAGATTCCTCTGTCGTTCATTCTCTGGTCAAAGCACCATAAAGCCCATTCCCAGTCCGGTACAGGATAAATTTTTAACTTGTCCAGAATTGCTTGTTCTGCAATAACATCCTGCTTATTGTATTCCTTAAACAAGTCCCACTTTTCCCTGTCGTGCTGCGGCAAGTTCCGAGTCCTGCCACCATTGGATTTAGTGGGCTTACAGGGCTTACAAAAGTAATCAATCAATGATTTGCCAATCTTATTTTTCTGCTTATCTTCCGGTAGGCCTAAGGCGTTGCCTACGTCTTCCAATGACCTAGGCAGTCCCAGCATAGCAGCGTGTACAGCTGTGCATCTCCATTGTTCTGGTGGCATATAGCCAAAATACTTACCAAGACAGGTTCTTTCAAAGTTGGCATTAAAAGCAGTTTTTATAACATCTGGGCTTAATAAAGCTTTAACAAATTCCGGATATAATAATTCAATGTCATCCAGGTCCATGCCTACTGTATCAATTACTGTTACATCCGTATCATCATCAAATTTGTAGCCTATAAGCAGGATTTCAAAGTCAGGGGTATCGCAATAAGCGTATACCCCTGCTTCTGTCAAATCCACGCTGCTATAGGTTTCAATGTCTATCGCCAGCGTTTTCATAAGCATCAACCCAAAAAGTCAATATCATTATCACTGTTGTTAAGGTCAGGACGGCTGTCTGCGAAATCCTCCTCTGCAGATGCTCTGGCCGCTCCAAGCGGTTCTCCATCCTCAAGTTTCTGCACGTTGTTTAGTCCAACAGCAACACCTTTGTTTCCGTTGCTATTAAACGGATAGAAAGTAATGCTAGCCCTGCCATAACAGCCAGAATATACCTCTGTTGCGTCAAGGATTTCATTCAGGTCCTTATCAACAACACCTGGCTTTTGAACGCTGTTAGCGTTTAAGAAATAGCAGCCTGCATACTCTGGTGCTTCCTCTGCTCTTTCAGCGTCGCCATCACGAAGGGGGAGTTTAAGATTAGCAGGACGCTTACCTCCCCATTTTGACGAAATACCGTCCTGAATAGCTGCTTCTATTGCAGCCTTAATCTTGCTTAAGGTTGTCTTGTCCTTCTTGTCAATCAACAGACAGATGCTATACTTAGCATCCTGCCCCTGCTGAAAAGCTCTTGCATTGAAAATGTTCACATAACTGAATCTTACCTTACCTGTGATAACCTTTGTTGAATTACTCATACTTAATTCCTCCCTTTAAAATTTATTGAAAATCTTGGGTATTTCACTTTCGTAGTGGTTTTTAATCACCTCATTTTTTTTGCTATGCAATGTGGTTGTAATCCCATCGTGTTTGACCTCGCTTTCTTTAAATTCCCAAAGTAAATTGCAATAATCATATTTGTCACATTGATGGCATGATAATAAAAAATATGACATTCCATGTGGACACGTTTCTTTTGCTTCTTTCTGTGCTTCTTCATGGCTAAGTATGCGTTTGATTCTTATTGTTTTAGGCATTGTATTCAGCCTCACTTTACTCTAAATATTGATATAAACCACCATCAAAGTTGTTTACCCAAAATCTTTAACTGCACTATCAACTGTACCAATCTCTGGCCGTTTATCGCTTTCAGGCACTAGTACAGGTTTGCCCGGTGGTTTGATAACTAAATCCTTAAGCAATTCTGCGAAAGTCTTTTTTCCAAGTATCTTCTCCATAGCTGTGATACCGTACAGCTTCTTCTCATAGATGACTGCTTCATCATAACCGGCTGCCTTGAGGGTCTCAGCAACTTTGATTTCATCCACATATGTTCTATTGCTTCGGCCCTCAACCAACTTCCAACCGTCAAACTTCTTGCCTTTCAGCGCTTCCTGGAGAGCATATTCTGTGATGTCCTTAACCCAGTCAGAAAGCCGCTCGGCCTTTGCGAGTACTTCTCCGATTTCATCATCATCCAGAAGCTCAGGATTCTTAAACTCAAATTTAGCAAGTTCCAGATTATATTCTGCACGAGCCCTGCAGGTCGCTTTTGCTCGGCAAAATCTACAGTGATCACCGACAACAAATTCGCCTTCACCCGCCATAGCCATTTTAGCTTTTGGTTTAACCTCTGTTTCAGCCCATTCTAAGAGTTCCTCAACTGTCAAAGTTTCTGATGTTACCATATCAAGTCTTGGTTGGCAGATTGTCATCCGGACTTGTTCAATGTTATATAGCATCCCATATTCATTCAGAGCTCCTAGAGCATACAGCCGAATCTGGGGATTGCCTTCAGCTACAACACCAACCCCCTTGCCATATTTGAGGTCTATAATATGTAGCTCCTTGTCTGCTATAATTACCACATCACCAGTACCAAACCCTTCAGGCACATATGCAGAAAAATCTAGTCGTTGCTCAGTCAGGACTATCACATCATTACAAAGGAGCTTTGCTTCATTGGTGTATTCAAATATTTGATTAGCAAAGCTTTCAACATATTCCAGAAGTTCTTGGGAGAAATACCGGTTTTCCTTCATTTTTTCAAATTTCTCGTAGAACTCGGCCTTTTTGAGATTGTGCAAATTATAGTTGATAATTAAGTCAGCAAGTGCGTGAGCAAATGTACCTTCTTCTGCATATTCTGATGTGTTTTCAGGAAATTGTGCTTCCAAGACTGCTGATGGTGTACATGTCATCCAACGGTGAGCACCACTGGCTGACAACATTGCATGTTTACCCGGCATTACAGAGCACCTGCTTTCTCCATCACGGCAGCATAATGTTTTGGATCCAGGCTAGTTAAGTTTTTAGCACCAAATGAATTAAGCAGTTCTTTTACTTCCTTTGCTTTTCCTGACCTGGTAAGTTCAGCGAGCTTTGCTCTTACCTCTTCTAAGGTGTAAGTCATGACTGTACCACCTTCAAAAGGCGCTTCATCAATGCTCTCCGGTGAATTCATCATGTTAGCTTCGGTTTCGCTTGGAAGAGCAGCCTCTTTCTTCTTTGGTTCTTGCTTTGATGCTGGTGTTCCCAGCAGCTGCTTTGCAAAAGCTATCATCTCTGCAAAATCTTTGAATTCTACTGTAATACTCACTTAAAATACCTCCTTAATCTTTGATATGAATGCTTCAAGTTCTTTTTCTGATAAAGTAATGCCTTTAGTCATTTTGGTACGGTCTTCATTCCAGCCCCTTAAGTCATATACCGGATCACGGTTATTCCAGCTGATTTTGTTCAGTTCCTTATGGAAGGTACTGGAACTAGGTAAGCTGAAAATGTGGTCTACAATTTCAAATTTGACTTCTTCCACCCTCTCACCCCCTTAATACCTTAAAGCAGTTACGCCTTACATATTTATCTACACAATCTTCACAGAGTATATGTCCGTCTATCTCATAGGCCGGATCCTGATCGTACAATGCATTTTCAGGGAATAATGGCATACCACAAGTGAAACAATGTGTTTTAGGCTTACGTTTTTTACAATCACACTGTTCACCAGGGTCCAAATTCGCACCGCAAAAAGGACAAGTCCAGTAATATGCCATAGTCAGCACCTCTTGACTTCTTCTACTCTCTTCAGTAGCTTATATGCATGCTCCAGACATATATAAGTTCCATCCACTTCAACCAGGTTATCCGTGCCACCGCATATTCCACATGATTTTTCCGGCATCTTTCTTAAACAAATCATGTCTCCTTCGACATATATCTCTATAGGGTCACCTTCTTTTATATCTCTGGTCTTTCTTATTTCCATTGGAATTACTACCCTTCCTAAATCGTCTAATCTTCTTACAATACCTGTATTCTTCATTACTGATTGACCTCCTTATAATTTCATGCTAAAATTTACTTAGGATACTTTCTTCTGGGCCCGATTGGAGTTGCCGCTCCTTAAGGGCTCATTCTTTGCATTCGTCGAGCAACAGCTTCCTGTTCTTTTTTCCTCCGGATATCTGTAAGCTTGTCCGTGATTCGATTTAAATCCTCAACAGTAGCCCTCTCAAATTCTTCCGGCAAAAGGTCTAATAAAAACAAGGCTGTAAAAGCTCCTCTGGCTCGTTCCAAATGTATCAGTGCATTTTCTAATTCTTGATAAGTACATTTGCCAGTGTTTTTTGCCATTTGCAATTCGTATGTTATTTGTTCCATTACATCTTTAACATCAAGATGTTCCACCAGGTTGATCTCAATCTTTTTCCCCATCACTTCCCTCCTTTCTTGAAAATGAATTAATTATTCTGGCTGATATGTACAAACCAGCTACTCCTATCCCGAGCCGCCATATGCACTGTCCCAGGCTGATCTTGCCCAGATCGGATGCACCGGCTGTGCCCAAGATCCAAAACAAGCTGATCAAAAAAGCAGAAAAGGCTGCAAGTTCTTTCAGAAATTGTTTATTGATAGCTTGTCCCTCCTTTCAAGCTTGTCCACCGTTTACCGCTTACGCGGTTTTATCCTTTGCTTTTTTTGCTAGTTCTAGAAACATTTGTTTTATTTCTGTCAATTTTTTATTTTCTTCTTCTTCGGATAACAATATGGTTTTAGAGGTAACTTTACACCCGTTTATAATTCGGACAGTTACATTTTTGTATTGCTCCATTCAACCACCTCCATATAAATGGATATGCGGTACTGCTTGTTCAACTTTACTAAACCTTTGATTATGTAGTATCTAACCTATGGTTAGATGCAGGGTAAAAAAAATTATAATTCTGATATGTCTATATTTAGAGCAAGGCATATCTTTTTGATTTTTTCAAATGTTGGACGCTTTTTCCCGCTCTCATAATAACTTATAGATGCTGGTGTAACACCTACTATTACTGCGAGCTCTTCCTGAGTAAGGCCCATTTTAATCCGTGCATTATAAATTTTCTTCCCAGCCTCGTGCCAATCCATAAATTCACCTCGCTTATACAAAAAATTACAAATACTCAGTTGACATTAACCGCTGGTTATGTTATAATTAACCTTGCTAGTGGTTGTTAATAAATAACTTACCCAGCGGGTAATGTCTTAACCGTTGATTAAATTATACTCTAACCAATGGTTAATGTCAATACCCTTAGTTAATTATTTTAAAAAAGGAGAATTGACATT